GAGTTTCCCAGTCACGATCAACAGCGGATACAACTTTTACAGGAGAGCCTATTTACTGGGCTACTTGGGATGCAACACATCTTATGTTAGCTCCTACACCTGATGGAGTCTATACAATTGAAATGTGGTATGAAGAAACTCCTGAGAGATTAGGAAATGGATCAGGGACTACAAGTACAACAACTTTTGTCTCTAACACAGCTCCTGAAGTATTATTATATAAGTGCGTAGCCGAAGCATATTCTTACTTGAAAAATCCTACAGATATGCAAATATACGATCAGAAGTTTCAAGTTGCTTTACAAGCTTACGCTAACGAGCAGATGGGACTAAAACGCAGAGATGAGTACACGGATGGAGTTTTACGAATTCCGTTAAAGTCGGCAAACCCAGATGGAGGTAATTAATTATGGCAATAAACCAAGCAGTTTGTGCTACATTTAAAGAACAGCTTTTGTTAGCGGAGCACGATTTAGTAGATAATACTATTAACCTTGCACTCTACACTAACTCTGCTTCTTTAGACGGAAACACAACAGCATATTCAGCTACCAATGAAGTTGGTAACTCAGGAACATACGCAGCTGGCGGAGGTACTCTAGCGAGTGCAACTGTTGGTCTAACAAAAACAAGTGCAACAGCATCTACAGCTTTTGTAGATTTTGCAAACTTGAGTTTCACGTCTGCTACTATTTCAGCTCAGGCAGCTTTAATATATAACAGAACAAACTCAGCTAACACAAATGCAGCTATTGCAGTATTGGATTTTGGCGGTGTAAAATCTTCAACTAATGGTACTTTTACAATTCAGTTCCCTACAAACAACGCGACGAGTGCTATTCTGAGACTTGCCTAGATTCTAGGAGGTCCTTATGGCAGACATTCAAGGTTGGGGTAGAGGCACCTGGAGCTCAGGCTCTTGGGGTGAATTTATCCCTGTCGAAGTTACAGGTAATCAAGTTAATACCTCTTTAGGTACTGAACTTATTACTGCTGATGCAAATATATTAGCAACAGCACTTGAAATTACTTCTACCACAGGAACAGCCACTACCACAGGAACAGCCACTGTTCAACTCACAGGACTTCCGTTTGCTAGCTCCACAGGCACAATTACTTTAGGTCAAGGTGATCAAGTAATTGAACAAGATTCTTTATTATTTCAAACAGCTATATCAGGTGCATCCGTCGTTGGTGAAGGTAATGCCGCTGTCGTAGCAAGTGAAGATCCAATGCAGTTATCACTAGGTACTGTGGTTGCTTCTTCTGTTGTAAACGTAGCTGTCACTGGCGTAACGATGACCTTTGCTGAGGGAACAGCAGTTGCAGAAGCCGATGCTCCTGTTACTGTATCAGCTTTAACTACTGTAGCCACTTCTGTAGGAACTGCATCTACCGCAGTAGGAACTGGAGTTATTGTTCCTGTCACTGGCCTAACAATGACCTTTGCAGAAGGAACTGAAACTATAACTGGTAATGCAGAGGTTTCTGTTACAGGTCTTGCTATGTCTTTAGAATTAGGTAACATATTTAGTACACCGTGGGCTAATGTAGATACAAACGCAAGTAACTCTTGGGCTAATGTAGATACAAACGCAAGTAACTCTTGGACAGGGGTAGACACAGCCACAATTGCTGCATAACATGATAAAAACACACGAAATAAATAGATTGAAAAGCGGTAGAAAGTTTAGTAAATTTTTAAAAGGTTTAAAAAATGGCATCAACATATTCAGATAGTTTAAAACTAGAACTCATGGAAACAGGCGCAAATGCGGCTACATGGGGAACAAATACAAATACAAATTTAGAAGTCCTTGACGCTTTTACTCAAGGCTATGTATCAAAATCAGTAGCTGGATCAGCAAATATTACACTAAGCACAGGTAATGCTGACCCTAACGCTGAAGCAGCCAATAAAGTTATTGAACTCACAGGTACTTTAACAGGTAATATTGTAGTATTTATTCCAGCTGTTACAGGTGGAAGTGAATATCTTTTCTTTAATAACACATCAGGATCTCAAACTTTAACTATAGCAGCCACTGGACATACAGCTAACGGAGCTGTTATTACTCAAGGAGCTTACTCAAGAGTATATTGTGATGGCACTGCTAATTTCAATGTAAAAATTCAAACTTCTGTTTTAGGTGCTGTTACTACAAAAGGTGCGGCTGTCTTTGATGCTGGAGCAACAGTCACTGCTGGTCAAGATTTAACAGCTGGATCAGGAAACATTATTGCAAGAAGTAATGGTCAAGTTCAAGCAACATTATTTACAGGCTCGGGTGCTGGTTTAACAGGCATAACTACATCAGGACTAGCTGATGGTGCAGTAACTTTAGCAAAAATGGCATCAGGCACTGATGGAAATTTAATTAGTTATGACGCAAGTGGTAATCCAGTAGCAGTAGCAACAGGAAATGATGGGCAAGTTTTAACTTCAACTGGAGCAGGTAGTCCACCAGCTTTTGAATCACTTTCTGTTACTAACACACCAGCTTTTTCTGCAAGAATGAGTGGAGCACAATCAGTAAGTAATGAAACTTTTACTAAAGTAGATTTTGATACAGAAAACTTTGATACAGATGGTGCATATGACCCTAGTACCAATCAACGTTTTACAGTACCAAGTGGTAAAGCTGGAATATATTTCTTTAATACTTTTTTAATCGTAGATGCAGCTGGTGCAGCACAACTACAAAATTGTCAATTAGCGTTTTATAAAAATGGAAGTTTGTTTAAAAAACAAGATTGGAGTTTTAACAGTAATGATATTTTATATGCTGGATTAACATTATCTTCATTAATGAATTTAGCTGTTTCAGATTATATAGAAGTATTTGTAAGAATAAGTGATGCAAGTGGTAATCCAGTTGTTGACGGAAGTGCATCAACATTATCAGAATTTTCAGGGTTTAAATTAATATCAACTTAGAGAATATAATAATTCATCATTATGGAATTTTGAATGTAATAAGTGTTGCTTTTAATTTTTAAAATAAAGAGTATATTGGCAGAATGCCATTAGTTAATTTTACAATAAAACCAGGCGTAAATAAAGAAGTTACAGACTACACAGGGCAAGGGCAATGGGTCGATTCTGATAATGTACGCTTTTTTCAAGGTCTTCCTCAAAAAATAGGAGGATGGTCTAAGTTTATAGCTACCTACTTAGTTGGAGTAGCTAGAGATGTTCACGCTTGGATATCATTAGATGGGACAAGATTTCTTGCTTATGGCACTGATAGAAAATTATACGTATACGTTGAGGGAGTAAATTATGATATTACGCCTATTAGAGAAACAGCTAGTTTAACTAATCCTTTTACGACTGCCACAGGTAATGCAACTGTAACTGTTGCAGATACGGCACATGGAGCTTTTAAAGGAGACTTTGTAACCTATACAGGAGCGTCTACTCTTGATGGTTTAAATTTTAATCAAGAGTTTGAAATACAAAGTATTGTCAACGCCGCTGCTTACACAATTACTTTTACGGATGGATCTACTGCTTCAGGAACAACTGCTGGTGGTGGAGGTAGTGTTACTGCTAATTATCAAATCAGTATCGGACCTTCTATTTCAGAGTTTGGTTATGGTTGGGGAACAGGAACTTGGGGAGCTAGCACATGGGGAACTGCTCGTACAACATCTAATACAACCATTGAAGCTAGACAATGGTCACTTGATAATTTTGGTGAAGACTTAATTGCAACTGTTCTTAATGGAGGAACTTTTAAATGGGATCTCTCAGCTGGTGTAGGAACAAGAGCTGTAGCTGTTCCCAACGCACCAACTCAAAGTAGAAGTAACTTAGTATCTACTCCTGATAGACATTTACTTTTATTTGGAACACAACCAACGATTGCTGCTTCAGGGCAAGATGACTTATTAATTAGATTCTCCAATCAAGAAGATATTGAAACGTATGCACCAACAGCAGAAAATACTGCGGGTTCACTTAGAATTGCTGACGGCTCACGAATCATTGGAGCTACAAGATCAAGAGGTGCTATTATGGTTTGGACAGATACATCTCTACATGCTCTACAATTTATTGGTCCTCCTTTTACTTTTGGTCTTAGACAACTTGGTCAAAACTGTGGTTTAATAGGACAACACGCAGCTATTGATATTAATGGTAATTCTTTTTGGATGTCACAAAGTTCTTTTTATGTGTTTGATGGTTCTGTTAAAAAATTACCTTGCACAGTAGAACAAGCTGTATTTAGCAACATAAGTATTACAGCATCAGAAAACTCTTATGTAGGACACAACGATGAATTTAATGAAATTATTTGGTTCTATGCCTCTGCCAGTTCAACAAGAATAGATAGACAGGTGACTTACAATTACATTGAAAACACTTGGTGGACAGGAAGTTTAGATAGAACAACATGGATAGATAGAGAAGTATTCCAAATACCTCTTGGTACAGAATACCTACCTTCAGGAACTGGGAATGTATCTACTATTCAGGGACTAACTCCAGGAGCTTCTGTTATCTATCAACACGAAACAGGTAATGACGCAGACGGAGCAGCCATGACAGCTTTTATAAAATCAGGAGCTGTAGGTATTACTGAAGGAGAAGATTTTGCTTTTGTAAGAAGATATATACCTGATATTCAAAATCAAAGTGGGACTCTTAATATGGATTTGAATTTTCTTGATTATCCTAATGATACAACAACTACAACTAAAAGTTCAAGCTTTACCTCTTCTACAGATAAAGTAGATTTAAGAGGACGTGGCAGACAATTTACAGCAAACATTGTTTCTAATACAACAGGTACAGCCTGGAGACTTGGAACAATTAGATTTGATATCCAACCCGATGGTAGAAGATAATGGCAAAACTAACTCTACAAAGATTTCCTGATCCACCTCAAGATTACGATGCACGTAATTTTTATGAGATTATTAGACAGTTAGAACAACTGATTCAACTACTGAACAGTTCATACACAAGACAAACACAAGACGAAAGTACAAGAAGAACTTGGTTCTTAGGATAAAACATGGCAGACGTATTTAGAAGATTTACACAAACAGCTCCTGACACAGCTACTAATACTATTTTTACAGTGCCTGTTGCTAATGTAGCTTCTACTCCTCCTATTCCAGTTACCACTTTTATTGTTAAAACGATTATACTTCACAACAGTGCGGGTTCAGGAAATGTCATTGTCAAATTATTTCACAACAATGGATCATCAGACGTAGAAATTAATAATATAACCGTGGCCCACGGAACAACTCAACAGCTCGATGGTCCTTATGTTTACGCTGCTGGAGATGCTTTAAAACTTCAAGCCGATGCAACGACTCTTAGTTCAGATGTTTCTGTTCTTGAAATTAAAGATCAGCTTTAGACTTTTTTATCAGAAGCTACAAACATAGATCCTACATGTCCTCTAAATTGTTGAGTACCAAAATGAGATAAAGGTTGAGAAACGTCAGCCCATACTTCACCACCTATGGAAGCCCATAGACTCGATCGTGACTGGGAAAC